AGATATAATTTTTTTGTTGTATGAAAGTGATTGAGATATTAAACTTTAACCGGGAGCTGTTGAAAAGGCTTCAGGCGGCCGGCATCCGTCTGGAAGATGCCCGGTATATCGACCTGTACGCGGACTATACCCGCCTACTCGATCAAGGTGAAAAAGTCTCGTATGCTGTGGCCGTATTGTCCGAAAAGTATTCGGTGAGCGAACGCAAGGTTTATGCCTTGGTGAAACGATTCCAGAGCGACTGCAAGACGCTTGCAGTGTGAACGGGTTGTTTTATGTCGTAGGGAGTGCCGTTTCCCCTTATCTTTAGGGTGTTTCAAATTTAGAAGGAGGAAATGGCTATGAACAAGTATTACCGTATCCTGGACAAGATTCTTGCCACGGGAAAAACACAGACCAACAAGAAGGGAAATATACAATACCTTCTGAACGAGCAGCTGTCACTGACACCGGCGGACCTGCTTGACATATTCGAGGGGCATAATATCGCCCGCAAGAAGCTCCGCAGCGAGTTGCAGTTATTTATGCAGGGTGAGCGCAACGTGGAGAAGTACCGGGAGGCCGGCATCAACTGGTGGGACTATTGCGGCTCCATCCTGGTGAACAGTTACCCGACCTATTTCGAGAAGCTGCCTCCGTTGATAGCGAAAATTAACCGGGAGAGGCGCAACAGCAAGAACTACGTGCTTTTTCTGGGCGAAACCGGTGCCGAGAGCAACCAGGCACCCTGTTTGAGTCTGGTACAGTTCCAGTTAGATGGCGGTGAACTGGTTCTGTCCGCCTACCAGCGCAGCAGTGACGCAAACCTCGGGCTACCTTCCGATATTTACCACCTGTACCTGATGGCGCGGCAGATAGAACTTCCCTTGAAGTCGATCACTCTCTATCTGGGCAATGTACATATCTACGAGAATAATATCCCGGGCACCCGTGCGCTGATCGCCGGTGACGAGACGGTCCGCTTCGGGTTGAACGTGTAGTTTGCTGTATATGTCTTGCAGCGGGAACAGTTCATGTTTCCCGCTGTTTTTCGTTTATTCTGTGGACCTTTGCGGCCGTTTTAAAGCAGAATGAAATGAGAAAGATGTATTTGTCCGCCCCGCTTCCTTTCGTGGGGCAGAAACGCATGTTTGCGAGGGAATTTATCAAGGTGCTGGGACAGTTCCCGGACAGCACCGTGTTTGTGGACTTGTTTGGCGGCTCGGGCCTGCTGTCACATATTACCAAATGTGTCAGGCCTGATGCCACCGTTGTGTATA